GAAAATCACCCAAAATGTCTAGTCCCAAAGCGGCTAAAAAGGATTCTAAAAAAGGAATGCCTTTGTCCATAATGATTGCTGTTGGTAAGCCTAGAGCCATGCCCGAGCGTGGTGGTCGCACAGCTACAAACATGATGAAAAAGTCTGGACGAGGTAAATAATGTCTTCTTTAACTGCTCCCGTTACGCTTCTTAGCTCTGTTACTGCTACAGGTGCTTCTACAGCTGTTCAGGTAGATGCTGGTATGCCAGCAATTCTGCACGTTACAGGTATCACAACTGCTACTGTTGCCCTTCAAGGTAGTCTTGATGGCACAACATTTAGCACTGTTGGCACTGCTTTAACGGCTGATGGCTTTGTTACTTTGGCTAATGCTCCTAAATATTTGAGAGCCAATTGCACAGCGTATACATCTGGAACAATCATCGCAAAGATATTGTACTGATATGGCAACTAAGTCTAAGGTCAATCAAGCAAAGGTTTACACCAAACCTACCATGCGTAAAGCCTTGTTTGAGAAGATTAAGGCGGGTGGCTCGGGAGGTGATCCTGGTGAATGGTCAGCCCGTAAAGCACAACTTCTTGCGAGAGAGTACAAAGCTAAAGGCGGGGGTTATAAGACATGAGCAAAGAGAAAACACACTATTTGCCTGATGGCAAGCCTTACAAAGGTGAGACTCACAAGGTTGGCACTAAGCTAATGACGGGTGCTAAACATACGCCTACAAGTAAGACTTTGACTCATACACCAAAGAAGAAGAAATGAAGAACCCTCAACAATCCCTGAAAGATTGGTCTAAACAGAATTGGCGAACCAAGTCTGGTAAACCTTCGTCTGAAACGGGTGAGAGGTATTTGCCAGAGGCAGCTATCAAGTCTTTGTCTTCCAAGGAGTATGCGGCAACCACAAAAGCCAAGCGTGAAGGTACAAAGGCTGGTAAACAGTTTGTTGCCCAACCTAAAGCTATTGCAAAGAAAACAGCAAAATTTAGATGAGGTAAATATGAAGAGTCCTGCTTGGCAAACAAAAGAAGGAAAAAACCCCAAAGGGGGCTTGAATGCCAAAGGCAGAGCATCGTATAATGCAGAAACTGGTGGCAATCTAAAGCCACCCGTTAAATCGGGAGACAACCCTCGTAGGGCATCCTTTCTAGCACGAATGGGCGGCAATTCTGGCCCTGAGATGAAAGATGGAAAGCCTACCCGACTTTTACTTTCTCTTAGAGCTTGGGGCGCAACGTCCAAGGAAGACGCTAAAGCAAAGGCTAAAGCGATCTCTAAGAGGAATATGAAGTGAGACCAGTATCTGTCAGTTCAAATCCAACAGCTAACACGCTGACAACTTTGTACACAGTGCCTAAAGGGTACTACGCAAGGGTGGGTTTGATTCACGCCAACAACGCTACTGGCTCAAACAAGCACGTTACTTTTGATTGGGTTGACACTAGCGCAAGCGTTACTGTGAGCGTAATTTATCAATTCACAGTTGCTTCCAAAACCTCATTGTCATTTGGCTTGCCTTTTTACTTTGTAATGGAAGAGGACGATGTTTTAAAAGTGACAACTGAGGCAGGATCAACGATGGCAGTTGTTGCAACATTTGAAATTGAAGGGTCACAACGAACATGACTTACTTAGAACTTGTTAATGACGTTCTCATTCGCTTGCGTGAGTCATCAGTTACTACTGTTGGTGAAACCGCTTACTCTTCTCTGATTGGCAAGTTTGTCAATGATGCAAAACGTCAAATTGAAGATTCCTATAATTGGAATGTGCTGTCTCAGACAATTACAGTTACTACTGTTAGTGCCACAAGCTCTTATTCTTTAACAGGTGCGGGTCAGAAGTTTCGTATCAATGATGCTATTAACACTACCAGTGTTATTACTTTAGATAACACAACTACTGCGGATATGAACCGCAAGCTTAACTTTGGCACACCTTCACAGTCTATTCCTAGCGAGTTCTGCTTTAACGGGGTAGATGGTAGTGGAGACACAAAGATTGACCTGTTTCCTGTTCCTGATGGTGTTTATACACTGAAGTTTGATCTAACCATCCCACAGGCTAATTTGTCTGCTGATGGCACATCTGTTAAGGTTTTGGACTATTTGGTGACTCAAAGTGCCTATGCCCGTGGTTTGATTGAACGTGGTGAAGATGGTGGCACTGCTTCTTCTGAAGCCTACGCCTTGTTTAGAGGGATGCTCTCTGACGCTATTGCATTGGAAAGCACTCGTTATCCTGAAGACAACTTTGTGGCGGTCTAATGTCTAAGCCTCTACAAAGTTACAGTCTCTCAGCACCAGGCTTTTATGGCCTGAATACTGAAGATTCTCCCCTTGATTTGGGAGCTGGCTTTGCCTTGGTTGCTACTAACTGCATCTTGGATCAGTATGGTCGTATTGGTGCTAGAAAAGGCTACACAAGGGTTAACCCCTCTTCTGGCAATCTGGGTGCTAATGATGTGGGTGTTATCCATGAATTAGTCCAAAACGATGGAACTTTGACTGTCCTTTTTGCGGGTAACAACAAGCTATTCAAACTTGGTACTGCTAATGCTGTGACTGAGTTGACCTATGGTGGTGGCGGTACTGCTCCTACTATCACTGCATCTAACTGGCAAACTGCATCTTTAAATGGGATTGCATACTTCTTCCAAACAGGTCACGATCCTTTGATTTATGACCCCGCTGTAAGCACAACAACATTTAGACGAGTCTCAGAGAAGTCAGGTTATGCAGGATCAGTTCCATCTGCAAACATTGCTATCTCCGCATTTGGTCGCCTATGGGTGGCTAATACATCTTCAGACAAAGTAACAGTTACCTTCTCTGATCTGATTGCAGGTCATGTGTGGTCTGGAGGAACATCAGGCTCATTGGATGTCTCCCGTGTATGGCCTAATGGTGCTGATGAAGTGATGGGCTTGGCAGCGCACAATGATTTCTTGTTTATCTTTGGTAAACGACAAATTCTTGTTTACTCTGGTGCTTCTACTCCCGCTTCTTTAGTTCTAAGCGACACAATTGGCTCTATTGGCTGTATTGCTAGAGATACCATTCAAAGCGTTGGTTCTGATGTTATTTTCTTGTCAGACTCAGGTGTTCGTTCACTGATGAGGACAATTCAAGAGAAGTCTGCACCCCTGAGAGACTTGTCTAAGAATGTTCGTTTTGACCTAAATTCATCATTACTTGGCGAAACATTGGCTAATCTCAAGTCTGTTTACTCAGAAAAAGAAGCCTTTTACTTGCTAGTTCTACCCGCTACCTTCCAAGTTTATTGCTTTGATACCAAACAATCTTTGCAAGATGGTGCTTCCCGTGTAACCAAATGGGACTCTATTGCACCAACTGCATTGCGGTCACTCAGAAATGGTGATTTGTTAATTGGTAAAAGTGGTTTTATTGGTAAGTATGGCGGTTACATAGATGACACAACAACGTACCGATTTGCGTACTACACAAACAATGCTGACCTTGGCAACCCAAATCAGATTTCTGTTTTAAAGACTATTTCAGCAATTGTGATTGGTGGCTCAAACCAGTTTTTAACGATTAATTGGGGCTTTGACTATTCTGGTGCTTATCAAGCTCAAAATATTTACATTCCTACCCAAGTTTCCTATGAATATGGAACTGCTGAATACAACATTGCTGAATACACAAGTGGCATTCCAATTAAGACATTGAGAGCAAACGCATCTGGTGCGGGAAAGATTGTCCAAACTGGTTATGAAACAACCATTAACGGCACACAGTTATCCCTACAAAAGATTGAAATTCAAGCCAAAGATGGCAAAATGGCCTAAGAGGTAAACCATGAGCAATTATACAAAGACCACTAACTTTGCGACTAAAGACAATCTTTCGCCTGGCAATCCTCTAAAGATTGTCAAGGGTACTGAGATTGACACTGAGTACAACAATATTGCTACTGCTGTTGCGACAAAGACAGATAACTCTGCTGCCGCAATTACTGGCGGTACGATTACTGGCATTACCGATCTAGCAGTTGCTGATGGCGGTACTGGTGCGTCTACTGCCGCTGCCGCATTAAATAACCTATTGCCTAGCCAAACAAGCAACGCAAACAAGTATCTTCAAACTGATGGAACAAATGCAACATGGGATGCAGTAAGTCTTTCGACTGCTGATATTACTGGAACTTTAGCGGTAGCCAATGGTGGTACAGGAGTTACAACAAGCACAGGAACAACTAATGTTGTGTTGTCAAACTCGCCAACACTTGTAACTCCCGCCCTTGGAACACCAAGTGCCGCAGTCTTAACAAATGCTACGGGCTTACCACTAACCACAGGCGTGACAGGTTTACTCCCTGTAGCCAATGGTGGCACAGCAACGGCAACCCCTAGTTTGGTAGCGGGGACAAACGTAACTGTTACGGGTACATGGCCTAATCAAACTATTGCGGCTACTGGTACAGGCACAGTAACAAGTGTTGCGGCAACAGTACCAAGCCTTTTTAGCATATCTGGTTCACCAATTACAACTTCTGGCACTTTGGCAATGACCTATTCAGGCACTGCCTTACCCGTTGTAAATGGTGGAACAGGAGAAACTTCTTATACCAATGGTCAACTTCTTATTGGTAATACCACAGGTAACACCTTAACTAAAGCAACTTTGACTGCGGGTACTGGCGTAACCATTACAAATGGTAGTGGCTCAATAACGATTGCGTCTTCTGGTGGCACAGGCGATGTAACAGGCCCAGCCTCTTCAACAGACAATGCAATCACAAGGTTTGACAGTACAACTGGAAAAATTGTACAGAATAGCTTGGTGACAGTAGCTGACGATGGTGCTATCACTGCACCACAAGTTGGATCGGTAATTCCTTTCTACTATGCCAACCAAGCGGCTTTTCCTTCTGCGGCTACTTATCACGGGGCTTTATCGCACTCTCACGCAGACGGGGCAATGTACTTTGCTCACAGCAGTGCATGGGTCAGGCTGCTTGATACTGGTGGGCCATTAGGAACTCCCTCTAGCGGCACTTTAACCAATGCAACAGGTCTTCCAATATCTACTGGTGTTTCAGGACTTGGTTCGGGTATAGCTACCTTTTTAGCAACTCCATCAAGTGCTAACTTAGCTTCTGCTATTACAAATGAAACAGGCACTGGTGCTTTAGTATTTGGTACTGCTCCCGCACTAAGCAATCCAACTGTTACGGCTTATACCGAAACTGTCTATGCGTTGTCTGGCACTGCAATTGACCCTGCTAACGGGACAATTCAGACCAAAACACTTGGTGCTAACACCACATTTACTGAGTCATTAGCTGATGGTCAGTCAGTTGTACTGATGCTCAATCCAGTTACTTACACAGTCACTTGGCCTACGATGACTTGGATTAACACCTTAGGGTCTGGTGCTACACCGACACTTGAAGCCTCATCTACAAACGTGGTGGTGATCTGGCAAGTTGGTGGGACAGTCTATGGTAATTGGGCAGGGAGTGCTTAATGTTTCTAGCTAACAAATTGAATAAAGGCGGTAATCTTTCATCGCCAGATGGTCAGTTTAACTATGTCACTATGCTTTTACATGGCGATGGGACTAATGGCGCACAGAACAATACATTCTTAGACAGCAGTACAAACAACTTCACCATTACCCGCAACGGCAATACAACCCAAGGTTCTTTCTCGCCTTATGGGTCTAATTGGTCTAATTTCTTTAATGGTGCAGATGATTATTTAACTTGTTCAGTAAGTGTTCCTGCTACTGGCGCATTTACTGTTGAAATGTTTGTGTTTCCAACAAGCACAGCAGGATACCAACTATTATTTTCTCAATTCACATCAGGCAACGCAGGAAGTTTGCAAATTTTGTGGGATGACACAACTGATAAATTTACAGTAAACATTGGAACTGGTACTGTTTTAACATCGTCTAGCACATACGCTTTAAACACTTGGCATCACCTTGCAATTACAAGGAATGGTAGCAACAACATGACCATGTGGGTCAATGGTGCATCTGCGGCAACGGCAACAAACTCAACATCAATTCTTCAAACAACTACTTTTATTGGAACTAGGTCAGTAGCACTTGATGGGAAATTCAATGGCTACATCAGTAATTTGCGTGTGACTAATACAGCAGTTTACACGGGTAGTTTTACCCCAAGCACTACGCCTTTAACAGCAATATCAGGCACAACACTTTTGACTTGCCAAAGTGCTAGGTTTATTGACAATAGCACAAATAATTTTACTATTACAGTTAATGGGCTTTCAAATGAAGGTCATCCAATAGCCTTAAAGTTCAACCCATTTGGTGCTTCTTCCGCTTACTCCACAGGTGTGGTTGGTGGGTCAGGGTACTTTGATGGAACAGGGGATTATTTGTCTACAACTGTCACTGCTAAATCAGCAGGGACTGCATCATTTACTTATGAACTTTGGTTTTATGAGCAAGCAACTGATGGTTTAGACAGGCATCTTTTTACAACTAGAACATCAGATGCCAACACAGGATTTGATTGCCGAGTAAATGCAAGTGGAGTAATCAATCTTCAACGTGGTGGAAGTACAGACTTTTTTACATCTACGGCAATAGCCAATGTTGCTTGTTGGAATCATCTTGCTATTGTTCGTAATGGCGCATCATCATTGACCATATATTTAAATGGCGTATCAATTGGAACTGCGTCTTTAAACTATAACTTTACAGTAACCGATTATAAAATTGGTGTTAACTACGCTACTGATGACGCTTGGAAAGGTTACATCACAGATTTCCGCTATACGAAGGCTGCTGTTTATACGGCTAATTTTACGCCAAACACAGCACCTTTAGCGGCAATCACCGATACGGCATTATTGCTTAACTTCACCAATGGCGCAATCATTGACAACGCCATGATGAACAACTTAGAAACTGTGGGTAACGCACAGATTTCTACAAGTGTTAAGAAGTATGGAACAGGGTCTTTGGCGTTTGATGGGACAGGGGATTATTTATTTGGTGGGAATTATTTGAGTGCTACTTTTGGTACTGGTGATTTCACGATTGAAATGTGGCTTTACTATTCAAGTTCAGCCGCAGGAAGTGACTTCTTAATTGACTGCCGACCAGCCGCAACCAATGGCGCATATCCAACAATTTATGCTGATACGGGAATTCTTTATTATTATGCAAATAGTGGAAATAGAATTACCAGTTCATCTATTAGTACAGACACATGGATGCACGTTGCTGTATGTCGCTCAGGAACTAGCACCAAAATGTTTATCAATGGAACACAAACTGGTTCAACTTACACAGATAGCACCAACTATATTTGCCGAACTGATGGCCCTGTAATTGGTGCTGACAGAAACTTTGGAGATAGTCTTTTGGGTTACATAGATGACTTCCGCATCACCAAAGGCTATGCCCGATATACCGCAACATTTACACCGCCAACATCAGCACTATCAGATACAGGCCCATATTAAGGAACATCATGCAAATTGCAATCTTAACTAGCCCCATTACAGTAGGCGATTATCGTGAACTGTTTAGCAATACATCATTCAATGCTAACGGCCCAAGTGATGAATTCTTAACTGCCAACAATGCCAAGAAGGTCAATGCCTTTAAAGCCCATGACAGACT